CGGTCTGATAGTCGCGTGCTTGACCGCTTCAATAACCAGTGTATAGCCAGGAAGCATCTGCATGATACCCAAATAGTCTCCCTGAATTTGACGGTTCAAGAGAGCTTCCAGGATGATCTTGCGCTGGTCTTCATAATCAAATTGCATGCTAACTCCTACGCCGATAATACCGGAACGTACCCGATAGTACCATTGATGTAAACGATGAGAAAATTAGCAGCCGTAATGCTTTGATGCGTTCCGGTGCCAGCGGTTGATCCCGTAGACGCAGCAATGTCCGCATAACAATCGAAGGTGCCAGCCTGCGGAAGCGGAACTCCGATCACGCTGTAACGGCCCGTGTGCGTCGAGGCTGACAAAGCCTCACAAGCCGCCAGGAAGCACGCGGCACCGTTAGCAGAAAGCGTTGAGCCACTTTGAATATTAAGGTCTCCGCGTACCGCTCCTGCCTGAGCCGATCCGGTTTTTCCCCCGGACTTAATTTCGAAGTTCGACCAGTGGGCCGCCATGATGCCGGTAACCGCTGATTGATCGGCCACTACACTCAAGCGGTCGCAACCTCCAAAGTAAGAGTTATTGCCGGTTTGGACGGCAGTCAGGAGCATCCGCCGGGAGCTAAACATGTAAGCGTCCCCGGTGGTCGAGATGATACTTCCGCCATCATCGCAGTTGCCGCGTTCGACCCAGGTGCGGCTGTGGTCAAGTGCGAAGCCGGATTTGGCGGAACTGGCGTTGAAGACTCCCTTGATGATTTGGCCGTAATCGCCCTTGTAGACCAAGTTCGATTGGCCGTCCCGATACCAGTAAAGTTGCGCTCCGTGCATTGCTGTACCCTCCTCGGGTAAATATGGGCATCACGGAGTGATGCCTAAAAGTCTAACCGTTCACACACTACTCCACTTGATTCAAAAAAGCAAATTCCCCTTATTAGAGGAATTTCCTTCACCTTCGCTCTCCGATACCCACAAACTTATCGACATGGTCCATAACCCCAGCCATGCGAGCAATAGCAATTCCTACGTTCGCCTCGATTCTTTCCTCTTCAGAATTGATAGGAACTCCAAAGTGCAGCATCACGAGTATGTCCCCAAGCACCAGACGCCCCTCTTCAGTTCCAAAAATATTTCTATATCGCTGTAACATTTCCTCAAGCTTCCTAGCTTCGGTGTCGGGAGGTACATACTCAATCATCGCGGTTCACCTGGCTCGGCCGCAGCTCCCATAAGCTTGCGTAAGGGGCTGGAAGGATGTACTTCTTTGCCTGCGAGAGAAGCAGCTTTAGCGATCTTAGGAGCATTCTCGATTTCCTGCTGGCGCTCGGCCTGCCGCTGGGCCATCTGACGAATTTTGGCTACGTACCTTGGATCGCGCAGGCACGATACCGGGAAGCCTGTAGCATCTAAGGCTACACGCATGGCTTGGTCAGTATCAATGTTTTGCATAGCTAGGGGATCAAGCTGCGCAAGTTGCGTGGCCAGAGCAAATCCCGACTGAATCGAGCGCACCTTGGAGAGGCGCATTTGGGCTTGCGCAAGAGGCCCGAGATATTGTACTTCCACTGGGCCATGATCGGCATTCGTCAGAATGTCAGGAGGCTCCGGGATGCGGCCTGCCCGCGCTTCGATGTCGTACACTCGGGCAATAAGAGGGTCAAAAGCCTCTGATTGCAAATTACCTACTCTTGTACCCAGCACCGCTGCCTTTTCGTTCATCAACTCGAAGATTTGCTCCGTCACCATACGCTCGCTGGCTTTCGCCTGGGCGAGTTGTGTGAGGAGCATGAACACATCGGTATGAAAGTGCTGGTTGATGATTTGGCTGATCTTCGTCTGATACTCGGCGTTGAAGGGTAAGTTTTGAACTCCAGTCGTGAGCGGCTGGGGCATCCGCACCCGCAAGTCACCGCGATTCGACTCGACAAAAGTAATCCCGTTCGGCCCGCGCTGGATTTGCCCGCGCAGGTCGGAGTAAGCCACGAGCGGCGGCTCGGCAGCCTTTTGCGCGGTGATAAGATTTGTGCGGCCCATTTGGTTGGCTAAGGCTATCGCTACCCAAGCGTCGTGCGCGGGGCCTCTGCCATAAATCTCATCCGAGTTGACCCGCCAGCGCCAAGTGATCGTCGGCATCGAGTCGTAGCCACCCTCGGAGAGCATGTAAACTCCGCCCGCTTCGGCATCGGGAATATGGCTCGTGGTCGTCAAGACCCATCCGCCCCGGCGGTAAATCCACCATGAAGCCCAAGGTTTTCCCTGGCCGTCGATGCGCTCCGGGCTGCGGTCCCTACGGGGGAAAACTGCGTGCAGAATCTCGCGCTCCGAGTGCATGTTAGACTTGTAGTCGCGCTCGAAATTTGGCTCCGCTTCCTGCATCTTTTCCATGCCGAATTGCTGGGCAAGCTGCCGCAGGCTCATCTTGTAGAGCCGGTAATTCGTATCGACTTGGCCCCAGCGGTTGACGGCGATGTAACATTCCCGGAAGTGCGGAACGAAAAAGACGATAGTGCCGGTCGCCACGTCCTCTTCGACTACTAGGTGTGCGGTCCCGCATGTTGCACCATCCGAGATGAATTCCGTCACCACGTCGTAGAAGTTCGAGCGGTTAAAGGCTGAGTACATGACCTCTTGACAGTCTTGCAGCCAGCGTTGCACTTGAGGGTATTCGTCCACTCGCTTGCCTGTCCAAGCCCGCATACCAGCCCCTTGCGGAAAATTCAGCTTGCCGGGAATTTCGAGTGCAAACCACGGCTGGTTGCGCCCACAAAGATACCCGCACATGCCGTCTACGAGCATGTTCCTAGCGAGCATGGCCGTATCATCGTAAATCTCCATGCCCGTGGGCATACCAGGCCAAAGGTCTTTGTCCTGGATAGACCGTCTGCCATGGTTTACGTACATTATCAAGTTATCTATTTGCGGTTCCCAAAATAATCTCTGTTCTTCTAATACCATCAAATACTTCTGAGCTTGCTTGGCGTGCTCCTGGGGGTCGTTCACGGTATCAGGGGAAGATGAGGTAGGATGGAAAGAGGAACCATCACGATATGGGCTTCGAATTTTGGGGTAGGCCATGTTACGCCCCCAAGGAGCACACTTTATTCAAGTAATCTTTAGGAATGTATCTAATCTCTCTCGCTCTTCGCATCACGCCCCCAAGGTAGCGCGCCCTACGGTCGGTGGTGTGCTTGCACCCATCGGACTCGTTAAAATCGTGGCTGCCATGCCTCGCCGTTTCGTCAACGCTTGAGCCTGAGCTAGCGCAGCGGCTTGAGAAGCTTGCGCCTGCTGGGTAACAGTCTCGGTAGAAGTGGGAGCCGAGGGGGCAGCGGGAGCAGAAATGGCTTCGTAAACCGAGGTGCCTACCGCCGCCGCTCCTGCCCCTATCAAAATCGGCAAAAGCCCGAAAGTGAAGCCCATTATTTCTTCTCCTTGAATACCGGCTCAGTCCCGTGCGGGCCGTTGGGCAGCACCTTCACGAAATACCGCCCGAAGTCCTGGTACTTCATGCCCTCGAATAAACGGTACACTCCGTTGTGCATACCACCGTGGGTAATCATCAATTGCGCACCCGCCTGCTCTGCCTCTTTCTCGGCTCGCCATACCAGCCGCGCTCCGTCTAAGCCGCCTCGGTATTTCGGGTCAAGAAAGAGTAGCGGTAAAGAAGCCGAAAGGCAAGCGTAGTGGGGATGCGGCCCCAGGACGACTGCCACTCCGCCTACTAGCCTGCCGGTTTCGTTGCGGGCGGTAATGACGATCAGGCGATTAAGGGCTTGCGCTTTAAGGTAAGTTTCCCAGTCTACATCGGGAGGAAATTGGTGGAAGGGAGCCGCTACGTCTTGCCAGTACTGCTCTTGTAAAGGGAACATCTCGTCGATCAACTCGCGGGTTAGAGGCTCTACCTTAAATTCCAGCATTTTCAGGTCACTCGCAATCCGTGCGTCATGGGGTTCTCGCTGCACTCACGGTGCCGCTCCTGGTGCTCCCGCAAAAACGCTATGACCTCTTCATCATATTCCCTCTCGGGAGCGCGATAGACGGGCTGTTCGAGAGCCACGTAACGCACGCAGTCGGCAAAGTCTTTGTAAGCCTCTTCGGGCTTGTCCGTGCCCTGCTTCCACTGGTAGTTGAAAAGGTCTTGGATCGGTCCCCGGTCCCCACGGCAAGCGTTCTCCGCGAACACCATAGCAGGAAAATTTCGGTTCTGCAAGCGGGAATAATGAGGGCGAAGATATTCTTTGACCCTTTTGTGGCCAATCGCAATGTCTCCAGGATCAGAATGAGACAGGACAATATGTCGGATGCCAGCCTTGGCAAGCTCTTCTTCCCAGGAAGTCGTCACTTCGAGGGTTTTTTGCGTGCGTGCCCCATAGCGGGCGTCCAGTACGACTATCTTGGGATGCACGTAGTTGTGAGAGGCCCGCTTCACTCGCACCTGCTTCACGATTTCATGCACGTTGCCGTTAGCCAGTAGATAGTCGTAGAAGTATACGCGGTTCGCCGGGTTGCCGTTGATGACCACTTCCTCGGGTGACACCGCTGCGAAGAGCCAGCGCGTGGGCCGGGCGTCGTGCGGGTCTACAGCCTCTACCTTCATCCAGTCCCTCGGAATCTCGAAGTCCTGGTAAAGATGCGTTTGCCGGTCAAGCTCCTTGTAAACCAGCCCGCTCAAGTGTGCCCACTTGCCCTCGATATGTGCTTCCAACTCCTCCGGGTCCACGAACATCTTGAGGTATTCTTCAATCCCCGCCCGCGGCACGAATCCCATTTCGAGGCCGCACTTCGGGCACCTGTTGACAGGCCGCAGACCATGCGGGTCTTTCATCTTGGCGGGATCGTTTTGAGGAATGTAGCAATCGCACTTCCGGCAATAATCCTGGCAATTGTCCCACATGGAGCCGCGAAAAACTGCTATCTCGGGGTCCGACCCTCCGGCATTAAACGCCTTCACCGAAAAGCGGTCGTAAATGTACGCCTCGCTCAAGGGCGTCATGGCAAACCAGGAAGGCGCGTTCGACGTAACCTTACCGCGCTCGGCGGCCTTTAAGATCGCTTCCGGGGGAGGCTCATCCCAAGAGTACCAGTCGTAGTCTATACCCAAAAAAGTCTCAGGTAATTGGTTATAGCTGCGAATATGAATAGTCGATCCGCAGGGCTTCCCCTCGTAATCAAACTTGAGCCGCACCGACTTGAGCGCCCCGGTCGTGTCCCTCTTCCACTCGGGAGCGCAGTGCGGGGGAATCAGCGCCTCTAACTCCGGTTCGACCTTCCCCGTCACCGACTGCGCCATGGTCATGCAAGCTACCAGACCTTGGTTTGGTACACGAATTGAAATCTCGTAGTCGGGATCGCTGAATCTGCCTTGGCTCTCGGGCCTTTCTAACCATGGTCGGAACCCCATAGCGTGCGCTATCGCCTCGGCAATATTAATCCGGGTCTTGCCGACTTTCTCCCCACATTCAAGAAATCTTCTCTTCGGAGTCCTCCCAAACTTATTCTTCGCACGGATGAAAGGCTCTTGAATCCGGTTCATGCGTAACAGGCGAATGCGCGTCAAGGATTCGAGGGCCGCGATGGCCTGGGAGGAATCGACCTCCTCACCCGGTTTTCCCAACTTGGCAATCACGTCTTCGAGTTGAGCGTTCTTGCGAGGCCGCATGACTACCTAAGATTAAATCTGAAAGTCCGGAGCCGCAAGCGGGGTCTTTGATTCGACAGGGTTGAACCACTCCTTTCGCAACTCCCGCTGCAACCTCCGCAACTCGCTGCGGTAACAATACTCCTGCGCCACCAGCTTCCGTACCTCAGCCAACCCGTACATCCCCGGCCTAGTCCCTAGCCCGCGCATCTCGTGGATCAGCCGCTGTAATTCCTGCGCCCGAGCGGACTTCTCGTTGGCAGTCATGGTTATTTCTCCTTCTTAACCTTGTCACCTACTTTGTGCCACCTGCGCTTGCGACACTTAGCACACTTCTCAGGAGGATTGTCTGATTGTGCTATCCACTTGTGCCCGCATAGATCACAACGCCAAACCTCACTCTGGGCTCTGCTCATAATCAAATCCTTTCCCGTCAGGAAGATTAAAACACAAATCCTTAGCCTCCCAGTTTCGACGGATGAAGTCGCACATTCCTCTCGGTACATCGTTCCACCGTTCCGTGCCCTTGTCAAGTAAAATCGGTACAACATACCAGCTTTGGAGGAAAATTATTAGGAGGGGATATGCGAATCGCGAGACGGGGTCCCGTCCAGGGGGGCCTGGGGGTCGGTTAGGCTCTCTTTTTTCGGGCGGGCGTGACAGTACTAGTAAACATAATGCTGCCTTATGTTAACTACTCGGGTCTTTAGAATCATCACATGTTTGAGATTGGATAACATCTGCCTCGATTATTCGATCTTTCTCACGGTGCTCGGCCAGCCGGTTGGCCGCGTCCAGCAGCACGTTGACGTTGATCGAGGTGGCGAGACCCAGGTGTAACCGGAGCTTGTCCTCGATTATGCCATATGCTGTAATTCGTTGAAGCAATGAGCTTTTTGCGATGGCTTCCTCGTCCGCAGACTTAATCAGCCTCATTCCCAGTTCCTCGAGTCTATCGGCTTTAGTAACTTTCCAGTCGTTAAGTTCAGCGGGGCTAGTAAGCGATTCCGAGAACTTCTTCAACTCCCGAGACACCAACGCTTTATCACAGCCGGCGACTCTAGCAATTTGACCCTGGGAAAAGCTAGGATTCTCCACCTTGAGTTTACGGATCAAGCCGACCTTGCCGCGTTTACCCTCAGGCTTGCGGTTGATCAGGTCGTTGACTTTCGGAGCCATGCGGGATTTATACCGCGCCCGCACAGGTTTTGCAACCCTTTTCACACGGATTTTTATCTTAAGCCCACTTATCATTCTAGCCTAGTAACACTTTGTGTCATTCTTAAGCCTAATCAGGCAAGTGAGTAAGTAGCGTGTTATCAGCAGGTTGCGAGCAATCCAGCCAATTAATGTCACCTGGCAGACGGAAAGTGTCAGGTTTTGAGAGGATTAATGGTGCTAAGTGCTTTAGAATGAGTGAATGGGTTTTGGAGTTCAGCGTGCTGGTAGTTGGGTTGTAAGTCACCTTTTCCAGAAGAGGGATCACGATGGCAACAAAACACTTATCCCAATATCCGCAAGAAGCATCTCAGATGCAGCACGCGCTACGCATGGGCGCGACACTGCAAGAGTACCGCGATTGCGTCAAAGCACTTGCAAAGCCCGTGCTATTCGAGTGTCCTTTAGGAGAAGCAATCGGGTCGCTAGCGGGCTTCGCGTGGGTCTGGCGCATGAAGGGACTGCTACAGGCAAAGCCCATCGTCGAATCCGACCGATTCAACGCACAGGGGCTTGAGGGCAAAGTTTCGATCCCTTGCAGCCTGTACGATGCACTGTTTTATTCTATGCAGGCTAGCTCGGAGTTCCGGGCACAGATTCGGGAAAGCTAGTCTCTCCCTCTGCCCTTGAGAAGGGCGGAGGGAAGGATTAGACGGCCAGAAACTTACACGGAGGGAAAGAAATGGCTGGAACGTCAAAAGGCAATTCGGCTAGAAAGGCTTGTTTCCTGTGCGGTAAGCGCTACCGCTTAGGTTACAAAGGGTTCTGCCGGAAATGCCTAACGAGCGCCAAGAAGAAAAGAAGCTAGCCCCCTTCCATGGGGGCAGGAGGAGAACATGGCAAGTTTTGAGCCAGTCTCTTATGCTTATGTTGGACACAAATACTGGATTCCCTCGGAAGGCAAGTACAGACTCGTCACCTATTTGGGAATCTGCGGGCATTACGACTCATACCCTATTCACGAGTGGCAAGAAAAGGACGGGACACACAAATCATCTTACTCCGTGCTCTTCTTTGAAAAATCTCCCGAGTCGCGCTACAAAGTTCAGTATCAAGAGGCATGGGGAGAGTGGTTTGACCTGCGGACCAATTTAGTGCGGTCGGCAGCTACGCGCTTAGCACATGCTAGTTTTGACCGATTCCATGATGTTCGTATCGTACCGCATGAGAGCTAGCCCCGCGCTCCGGCTTGAATTAGCCTTGCGCTTGGCTCGGTAAGTGCTTACAATATTAGCATGAGAACACGCACATGTTACCGAATGACCCAGTACGAAGGGCAACCCATCATCCGAAACGAGCGCGGCAAAGCATTTGTCGAGAGGCTTTGCGTGATCTGCGGAAACCCCTTTTTGGCAAAAGTAGACCACCTCAGAATTGGATATGGCCAAGCTTGCAGCTTGCCTTGTCGTGGCTTGCTCGGCAGAGGCTTGAAAACTCGGCGGAGAAATCGAATCTACAAATTGATATACCGACCGGATCACCCGCGAGCACGCAAGGGAACGGATGCGCCGGGATTTGTGCCAGAGCATGTCATCGTCGCAGAAGAGGTGTTGGGTCGGTATCTTCAGAAAGGCGAAGTAGTCCACCACCTCAACGGAAAGAAGCACGACAATCGTCCAGAAAACCTGGAAGTTATGAAGAACATGGACCATGTACGACTGCACGCTGTAAGGGGAAGTGTTCCCTGTAGGTTTTGCGGAAGAATCTAATCGTTGGAGCGGAGGGTTAGACCTCCGAGGCAGACAAAGGAGATGACGATGAAGCGCAAACAGCAAGAGCTTAGGAAATCACGGATATGGCTCTCCATTAGACAGTTGATGGCCCTCCCAGAGGGCTACGGACCCGGACAATTATCTCCTGCGCAGTACGTCGGACTGTCCACTATCGGCTGGCGTGATGTTGACGACAACCCCGATTGTTGCGAAAATTATCTCATTGCATTGTGCCAAGGGATCCTGCCCCCGATAGCCAGTTGAGCCCATCCAAGCTCACGGGTGGCGACCTACGCCGGGGGAAAGCAATGGACTGTGTAATCTACAAGGCTGTATTCGATTCTTCTACGCATCCAGATCGTGGCTTCACGGTTAAGGCGAGTTATCTCCTCAAGCCCGAAGGCGAGGCGTTAGTAGAGATTTTCAAGGACGGAAACCCCTACAAACGGTTTCTGTATCCAGCTTACAAAGTCTTCAACATTGCCGCCCACTTCCCGGATATAGTGACCTCCGAGATTGCGGCAGGAGGGTAACAAATGAGGCTCATCCACCGTTTAACGATAGCGGTTAATCTAGCTTCCGGTACAGTCATTCTGGCCGTCGGGTGGGCTTGGGCCACGGAGCAGGACTGGATCCAGGCAGGGTGGTGCGTGGGCATGGGTCTACTTCTGCTATGGGTAGCGTGGATGTTTAGTAATCAGAGGTGACTTATGGGAAATTTCTTCTTAGGTATGGCAGCTGGTTGGGTCATCGTAGGGGTGTATGCCTGGGCGCACATCCGAGTCACGAAGCAGAGCCGGGAGGCTTATGACCCCCGGTGCGTGGTTTGTGGGGCGGCCTACCCGAGCGGGCCGTATTGCACTTTTGAATGCGAGGACCGAGACCCTAAACGGCTCGCAGCCTGAAAACCTTCCCCGAATGGGGCAGCTACGCTCACCCTTGGGGTGGATGACGATGCGAGCCTCGCGGGGAACCCGAAACCCTCAGAATCGCCCGCTGAGGGGCCTAGGAGCGATTGGACATGCGATTGGGCGTTTTCAGGCTTAGAATCGCTCCTGGACGGTAAGGAACGATGGCAACAGGCCATTAAACGTCGAGTCCGAGGAGTAAATATGCCAAACCGACATCCATCCGACGAACTGATCAGCTTCTGGCTCAAGACCTGCCATCTTTTGAACCAGGGCCGGGAAATCGAGGACAAGGTATCTCAGGACCTGAGCCAGCCTCCCTCGGCTGTAGCGGACCTGACCGACCCCAGGCAGGCAAAGAACACCTACCCTGTGCTGACTCGGCAGCGATTAAACGAGCTAGTCGAGTCCGACCGGGAGGCTAGGACCGGGGAGCAGGACTGGCAGGAGGAGGACTAAAATGTCTTACGCAGGCCGTTACATGGCAGAGTGGTGCCCGATTCACAACATGCCGGAATCGCAGTGTTACGATAAGCACGACATCGACGAGGAGTGTCCTGAGTACATTGATGAACACTCCAACTCAAAAGAAGAGCCATGGCCAGAGGAGGACTGATGGCGTGGTCTGACCCGCACAAGGCCGCTGTGCCGCAAACCTGCATCGCGGACCTCCTCGGCCCCAAAGCCCGAGCCATGGGCTGCCGCTGCCCCTGCCCGAAATGTTCCCCGCCCAAGCCGGATTTCAAGAAAATAGCAGGTAACGATTTATTAAATTCATGAGATTCTACCTTCAACCCGACGAAAATTCTTCGTTTTGGGTTTAAGGGTAGAAATCTCATAAAACGACATCAAATCGGCACGACAAAATATCCCTTCCTAACGATATATGAGATTTTTGGTAGTGTCCTAAATCCGTGTTGATTCTTGGTGGCGGCCTCGGGAGAGTGGGCCGCCATCCGGTCACTGGCTTTTCCCTGTGTCATGGGGGGCAGGTGATCGAGAAATTTTCCTCTCCACCAATTTCAGCCAGTCCTTGATGTCCTGAATACTCTCAGGTGTCAACGCACAAGGCCACTGTATTACGACTCTCCCCTCGGGGAGTGAGTAAATGTCTTCCTGCATTTTCCCAGTGGGCAACAGCGTCCGCATGTTACTCGGGCTTGACGGCGGCTGTGGTGACGCTTGCGGTGCAGGTATAGCGACCGTTGCGCGACTCAATTGATGAAGCGGTAGACCGGTGGATGTCCCTTCCACGAAAGCGTGGGTCCCATCCGCGCTTAATCCAACAACTCTCACAGGCTCTTTGCATTGCAGGATTCCCTGTGATTCCCACTGGACAAAATCACCTACCTTTGGAACGTACCGATCTTGGTTTTCATCGTCGCTGCTGCCATCCTCCATTGGTACTTTATCAGACTCGCTCAGTTTTGCATATGCGATTGTGTCCTTGTACTCCCTGATAAAACCATCGACAGTTTTTTCGTTAAACGGCGGTTCCCACTCGAAAACCAACGCATGGTGAAGGTTTTCGTCGTTGGCCCCCCATTTATTCCAAAGCAGTTAATGAATTTTGGGAGATAGCGCTGCCTGCTTAATGAGAGATGATTTCTCGACCGATTCAGGACGCGAATCCAACAGAATCTTAAGCGCCGATGAAGTTAGTTTAACCTTCCGCTTTTCACCTGTTCCTTCGTCTTGCATTAAGCCGAAGCTGTGGATTCAGTGGTGCGTGAATCATCACATCGAAAAAGTGGTGGAGCAGCTTGCCGCAACTTAAGCGCTTCCCTGACCTCGGAGCGAATAACTTCCTCCGGCAATTCAGCAAGTCGATTCCACAGCTTCCGTATCGGAGTGGAAGGAGTGAGGCGGACGCCTTCGTTCCTTAGCAAGCGAAGGCATTCATCTTTCCATAGCAGCTTGATTAGAACTTCTGGGTCTATGTGTCGATTCAGCCTCGGGTTCCGAACGTAGTCGAAAACGATCTTTCCAGGTTCGCCTTGGGCGGCGATTATGCCCCAACTTTCTGGAATGTGGCTCCCGATGTGTTGTAAATGGCAGGAGGAAATGACGACCGATGACTCGTCGAATGCGCGATCATATCGCACACACTGATCTGTCAGCCGCCGCAGAGAATCTTGTTCGCTCTTGATCTCAAATCCAGATATTTTCCCATTAACGCACACTACGTCGGCCCTTCCTTCTCCCCTGGCGATTGGAAGTTCGTGGAAAACTGCGGCCAATGGGTCAGCGACTCGAAGGGCTTTTACGAGAGCCTCTCGGATTGAACGGTCTCTAAGAGGTGAGATGATGGGCGAAAAAATCCCTTGCCTTTTGGGTTCCGACATGAGACACTCCCTCTGGATCGTGGCCCGCACCCGCCAGTGTGGGTTCACGTTCTTACCAGAGAAAATGTAATTTCACGCCTATATCAAACCCAGAGTTCTGCTCTGTGTTTGTTATTTCCCATTCCTTTTTACCACCTTCGTCATGTTATTACAATAGAGAATTTGCGAGCGATCCCATCAACACACATTTAGGACACTACCGGCTGCCGCTGCCCCTGCCCAAAGTGCTCCCCGCCTCCAAAAGACATAAAAATGGCACAGGCTAATGACCGTGACGTTTCGTGATGATAGTGATGTTTTAGACCCTATACGGAAACTATTTCTCCACATCGGTTAGTAGGGTCTCAAAACGTCACAAACATCACAAAACATCACTAAAATCGTCACGAAATGACGTTAGTGACGTTTTGTATTACTCAGAAACCTGTCATGGTTTCCTGTTCTGGAAGCCGAAAATTTGACGTATCTTCAAACCCACCAGTAAGATAGGCGTATCTTCCCTCGTTAGACTTTCCGATATTGATGGTCGCATCTGCAAAAATATTCCCTCGATTTTTTTTAATCCACCAACCTATCGAATTTTTGGAAATTGAGCCGTCTTTGGGACTCCTTTTCAGGTCCAGGCTGGATATTCCCTGTGCAATTTGGCATAATTCAGACAAAGAGACCCGTCTTTTTCCGTACATCTTTTTCCATTCTTCGACAAATTCCAGGTTGCCCTCTTCCCTGGTATCGAGCGATTCCAGCCGGTCCTGTTCTCGGCTGGCGGTAAAATCTCCGAAGCCGCTCAACTCTACTACTGGCCAGACCCACCTGACGAATTGCTCATACGTGCCCATCCGGGGGAGATTTTCGGGCGTGTAGCCGTTTGCCGACCGCGCGAGGGCGACGAAAGCAGACGCCAGCGCACCGCGATTCTTTTGGACATAGTAAAAGAGGTCTGGATGGCGGAAGCTCGATATGTCCCGCAGGCGGGGATTTTCCATGTGGGCATTTAGCCGAACGCGGAGCGTGCGGTCGAAAATCTCTCGGTCGAAAATGGGATTGTTGACCGTTACGGCCCACAGGTTTGTAACAGGGAAGGAAGGCGTGTCATTGGTGGCGAGGATGCGGCCCCCAAAGAAACTCCCGGTGAGCGCCCGCTTGATGGCAATTCCCCCGATTTTTTCGGCGTTGTCGAAAATAGCGACTGCGACCCGATCTCGAAGCAACCCAAGGATCGTTTTCTCGTTCTCTTCGTTGAATTCTGAAAGGGCATAGTCAACTGGGTGTGGAGTGATGATCGTA